TCTTCTTCACCCTCTTCACCTTCTATGGGTTCTTCTTCTACCTCTGCCTCTTCACCATCATTAAATAAAGCATCTGTTATTTCTTGCTTTCTGGTTTCTAAAGCATCAGCAGTTTTTCCAGCTAACATTCCTTGTAACTGTTCTCTCGCAGCTGAAGCTTCGCCGCCTACCACTTTGTCAATAAAATCATCTAAATCAGGCATCTCTATCTCCTATGATATACTTTAGTTTATTCATTTTCTATTTAGTACGGCTCTATCAGATTCTTTTATAAACTGTAATATACCTTCAGTATTCAAACCTCTAGCTGTATCTAAATTATCTGCATTGTTGGGTGATGGGCCAGACCCGTTTGGTGGCTGTGGTGATTGTGCCTGGATCCCATCTTGATCTACTTCAGGTTGCTGAATAATAGCACCTTCTTTTTTCATTTGTTTATCCATCTTCATTATTTCTTCATCAGATAATTGTAAAACATTTTTTCTTACCCACTCTGTTGAATAATAACGACCAATATATGGATCAACTGTACCTAATAAGTTAAGTCTTTCACGAAGAAGCTCTGCTTCTCGCATTTCAGAAAAGTTATTATCTTTCTTAAAGTCATAGTAAATATCTTCTCTTGCAATATCCCACTCTTCTGTACTCATTATACCTTTAAGTGATAATTGTACCCTTAAAGCATGGTCAAAAGTTTGTGCAAATTTATTGCGTAGTCTTATAATAAATTTATTAAACTTAACTTCATCTCTTGTAACTTCTGAAACTCTACCTAAACCAATCATACCACCTGATTGTGGCTCTAAACGTGAGATTGGTACGTTTAGTGATTGTAAAAGTTTCTTTTGAAAATACTTAACATCTTCCAACTCACCTAAGTTTTGGCCAGCTGGTAGTGTTGTAATCTCTGTTCCTTTACCACCTTCTCTACGAGGTAACCAAAAGTCCTCTAACATTGACTTATGTTTACGATCATCTCTAAGCTCACCAGTTGAAGCATCATAAACCATTTTGTTACGATACTTAATCATTACATCACGCAAGTATTGTTCTGCTTTACCTTTTGGTAAGTTACCTACATCAATGTAAAATATTCTTCTTTCTGGTGCCCTTGATATACGATATATTACAATCGCATCTTCTATCATTCTTAAATTATTTAAAGGCTTAATCGCCTTATTTAAATAAGAAATAACAAATGTATTTCTCGCATCCATCATACCTGATGTACAGTATATGATTGAATCTGTAGCTATACGCAAACCACTATTCATATTTGCTGTATATGTTTGTGTTGTTGTACCCTTATCATTGTAGACATAATATTCACCGATTGATTTGATAACCATTGCACCGGTTTTAGGATCACGGTCTTTCTTTATTTCACGGACTTTTCTTATTTTTCTAGGGTCAATATATCTTAATTCTTTGATACCCTCTTTTGGTTTTTTATCATTAACTACAATATGAAAGTATAATCTACCATCTATATACCATCTCTTAAACAAATCATCAGCCAAGTTACCATAGTTTAACATATGTTTTATATTGTTAAACTCCTCCATGATTCTTTTCTTAATGGTTTCAGGTTGTTTTAAGTTATCAACATTAATATCTACTGATTTACCATCAATATCATGTGTTATAGACTCATTGACTATATCATCAATAGCTCCATCTAACTCAGGGTGATTTGCCATCTCACGGTATCGTGTAATTAGTTCTAATTCATTGCGAACAGAACCCTCTAAGTCTACATATGTACCGTAATAAGCATTGTTCTGTACTGTAACAGCACCATCGTCCATTGCCTCATTAGGTAAAGCAAAAGAGGCCTGTTCAGAAGGTTGCTCTTTTGCTTGATCTTTTCTGCCTAGAGTAAATCCAAATAATTTTATCGCCATATATCCATCCTATATTTTGGGGTAGCTAAAAAGCCCCCTCTTAAATAACACCAGTTTCTTCGGCTTCCCACCATTGATATGAAAATGTTACAGTAAACTCCTCAATCGTATCATTTGATCCCCACTCTAATTCAATAGGTGAAAGATCCGTTGGGTAAAGACCGATAAATTTGTATTTTTTAAGTTCATCCCCACTTTTTGCAAATTGTTTTACATCACCATCAACTGTATAACCTAATGGTGTTAAAGCAGCTGGATTTCTGACATTCAAACTATGAGAGTTGATACCATTCATCCATCTTTCCATTGCATTTCTGATGATAAAATCTTCATCATTAATTACTGTTATTGTCCAATCGGCAAATATTCTATTTCCTGCAAATTTTAATTCACGACCAAAGTATGTAACTGGTACAACACCGAGTGAAGCACCAGGAATCTGAGCGCCTCTAGCCATGAAAGTTGTTTTTGCTTGTGCATTGCCTGGAGCGGCAAAGCCTGGAAAAGGTAAGCCGACCTCAAACAGATTTGGGCGGGCGCCATCGCCCACCATCTGTGTTCTAAATTCGTTTACGTTAAAGGCCATTTATTTTCTCCTGTGTTATCCTTTATTTAGAAGCGTCCTACAATCTCGTCAAATGAAACTCCCGTTCTTACTGCAACGAAATTGAGTTGTATAAAGTTAATAGACCTTGCAGGTTTAATGTAAATATCACCTACAAACTCGTTACGATCTATGACTTCACCAGTATTATTTGATTCATCACAAACAACTCTGAAGTCTGTTATACCACGGCGCCCTTGTATATCTCTCAAGAATGGTTCTACGAGAGCAACAAATTGTGAACGTGTGAATTGATCGTTAAATTCAAAGAGTGAGAATCTTGCAGCTCTTGATATTGCCTTTTCTAACAAGATAAACAATCTACGAACATTAATTCTATCAAACGCTGAAGGTTTAGATTGTAATGTTTTATCTCCAAACAATACTGTGCCTTCACCTTGGAATGTAACCACAGGGTTAATACCATTACTGTAAAGATCATCTCTATCTGCTTTTGATGGGTTATAACCAAGTTTAACTACATTCTTGATAATACCACGATTCAAACCAGCAGGTGAGAAAAATGGATCTCTTTCAAGGTCTGTTCTTACACATAGACCTGCCATATCACCATTTAATGGTACATATCTGAATACATCATTGTATTTGTCATACTGATATTTGTATCCAGAATCCATAAAGGCAAATGATGTTGATGTGAGTGTGTTACGATATGCAATTATATCAGTAGCTTCACTACCAGCGTTATTTAAAGCATCTGATCTTTCAGGTGATAAGAATACCATACAATCTTTACGAGTTAATGCAATATTATCTATTGCATAAGCACTAACAGTAGTAACTGCTGGGCCTGTTACAATTAGATTAATGTCAACTGCGGCTGGATCTGCAAATTTATCGAAAGCAGTTACAACATTAGCGGTTGTAACAGCGCCATTAGCACCTTGTACCATTGATGCACTAAACGGTGTATCTAGATTTGTAAATATTGATGTAGCAGTAGTGGTTGTACCCCAATTAGCTTCACCATTTTGATGTGCTTGCCACCAAACATATTCAGACTGATCGTTAACTACATTCTTGTAAAAATTTGTTGCACCTTCTGAATTAAGAGCATCAGTAGCCTTAGAAACAGCAACAAACTTTTCTAAAAATGTATTTGCTGTACCTGTAAACTCTGCATCTTCATCAAGAACTGCAACGTGTAATTCATCACCTGTAGCATTTCTACCATTTGCATAGTCTGAAGTTCCTGGTGCGATCTTGAAATCGTCAGCATATTGCCATTTACGAAGAATGGCTGTGTTGTTTGCGATATTAGCTGCAAATGCTTGAGCAGCTGCAACTGTTATAGTAGTAGCATTTGCGGCCACAACATCTTTATAAGTTGTGCCACCATCTACTGAAACTTTATCGCCCTCTATTACTTTAGGTCCTGTAGGCGTTCCTGTAATATATCCGTTTGCATCTACTTTTTTAACATTGATTACATTTGTAACATCATTAACGATATTCAATGCGTTTGCAGTAACAGAAAAACTTGCAGGTGATTGTGATATATTTTGTGAAAATGCGTTTGTACTTGGGCAAATAGAGATTCTTAATGAATTACCTCTTGCACCTGCCCATTTAGCTGCAAAAGGGCCAACACTATTATTTCCTGAGCTATGATTTAAATCATAATCATCATCATTCTCTATAAGTATTGCTCCACCAACATTTGCAGCTGCATTTAGTGAGCCTGTCGCATGATCTGTATTTACTGCTCTTACAACTTTTAAATTATTTCCATATGCTAAGAAGTTTGCCGCTGAAAACCAGTATTCGTAGTTTCCATCGTCAGGGTTTCCAAATCTTTCCTGCAATATTACTTCATTCGATATAGTAAAAACCTCATTTGCAGGTCCCCAAGCAAACTGTCCAGCGGTAGCGCCAATGGAAGTGGCAACTGAAGGAACAATTGTAGTGAGATCAATCTCAGATACGTTTACTCCTGGTGATAGCTGAAATGCCATGGATTTCTCCTCTTTAGACTAGACAATTAAAAAAATGATTTCGATTTATTCTCTATTTAGTGTTTTTACAATCTTGTGTTAAACTGACCACTTTTTGTCCAAACATCACCACTATCAACTGTTACTTCTTCTTGTAACCCATCATCAATTATACCAACTGGAGTCAAACTTTCTTCTATTAATAGACTTTGTTCTTTCAATAAGATTGAACGAACATCAACATTTGTACTATCTTTAAAATAAGATTGTGCTGTTAACCAACCAAATAATACAAGACCCATAGCTAAATCATCATTATTACCTTCTTCAGCTGCGTATGAATCACGAACACGGACAAATGAATTAAGTTCTGCAATTGTATCAAAGTCAACAATAATTAACTTATCACTTTCAATAAGTGTTTTTAAGTTTGCACAACCAATTTTTTTAACTGATTTAGTGGTTTTAATACCAAAAGATGAGTTTCGTCTAAACCCTCCTGATATTGTCTGACCTTTTATGTGATGTTGATCTATCTTATAAATGTTTTCATATTCTAAATCATAATGTAAAATATCAACCACTTGTTGGCCAATATTGTTTGTTTCAATTAGAATATATGCACCATTGTACTTCATACCAATTGAATAAATTATATTTGGAAAAAATAATAAAGGTAAATCGTTTGCTCTATATTTTGCAACTTGCCTATAAGGCGTTTCTGTTGCATCTATGATATTTATGGCCGAGTAATCTTGACCAACACCTTCTGAACAATCAACTGTAGCTATGTAAACATGACCTTCTTTTGGTTCTTCGTACATATCTAATTTGTCAATTGTACTAATTGGATTGAAAAATGCAAGTGACCTAAGTTTAGATCCAGATACTAAAGTAGCTGAAGAACCTATAAATTCAGTTTCAAACTCTTGTCTAAATTGTTCTTCTGATGTATTTCGTATTGTTTCTTTTTTCCAATCATCATCTCTACCAGGAACACTAGACCAATGAACTTCAATTGGATTATATGTTGACCTTTTTTCTATTGCATCTGTCCACATTTTATAAAACATATTCAAACCATTTGGTGTAGAAACAATAATTACTTTTGTTGTTTTACCTGATGATATTACAGGGTATGTAGCAGTAAAAAACTCTTGTGCCATATTATGAGGCACGAAAGCAAACTCATCAAGAAAAATTAGATTGTATGTACCACCTCGAACACCCGAATTAGATGTTGCATAGGCATATATTTTAGAACCATTTTCTAATTCTATATTACCTTTATTCCATGTAATAATACCTTGTTGCAACCATAAAGGTAAATATTCATATGCTCTCTGTAAACGACCAAGTATTTCTCTTGCGAGTTGGCCTTTGTTTGCGAGAATACCAATTGTATAATCAGGATTGAATAAAACAGCCCATAACATATAACCAACAGTTGTAGTTGTTTTACCAACTTGTCGTGGCATTTTACATATTGAAAAACGATTCTTATGAAAACCATCTACCATATCTTCTTGAAATGGCCACATATCAAAATCAACAATACCTAAATCTACATTGACAATCTTTACATATTTTTTAATAAAGTATATTGGATCTTCTGAACATTTTAAAATTTCTGTTACTTGTTCTTCCGTGTATGGAAGGTCTACACCTACTTTTTTTAGTTTATCATTACCTAAGTAACCATCATTTTTATTTGGCATCTCTTTTACCTTTTAACATCTTCACAAGGTCATTTGTTGACCCAACAAATACAGCTTTATCTACATTAATATCACTTGATGTTTTTTTAGGTTCTAAATCTCTTTTTCTTTTTTGCACTTCAAGTAAATCTTTGTTTAATTCACCTAAGTTTTTGAGTGTTTGTGCAACAACTTCAAAAGCTCTTGGGTGTTCTGATTCTTTTGCGACTCTTAATAAACTATCTAAGGCATCATCACCTTTTGTAATTAATCCTTTAATATTTTGTCTGGCAAATTGAGCATCATTAGAAATTTCTTCACCAGTTTCTACGGGAACTATTTCATTTTGTTTTTCTTCAATAGTTTCAATTTCAGGTATGTCTAATAAATCAGATAAATTTTCATTTAATTTTTTCATAATGTGTCTGGATATTCAGTTATTGTTTCAGAGAAGCCAAACTCATCATCAGGTTCAGCTGATGAAGGATTTGGTGTTATAACTATGGCAGCTGCATTAATTGAATCAACTCCTAAAGTTTTAACAGTAAATGTTGCATTTGATGTATCACCTGTTACAATGTCACCAACTTCAAGAGATTTATTAAATCCTGATATAATTAATGTACCAGTATTAGAATTACTAAATGAATCTACTGTACCATTTAAATCTCTTGCCTTAACTCTTATTGTTTCAGATGATGTAAATTGACCCGTACCATTTGCAAAATCAACAAAAACTTTTTGTGAAGGTGCTGATAGAGTTGTATCAATATAAAGATTTGTATTTGATTGACGAATATATTTACCAGATTTAACGGGTGGCCAAATATAACCTTTAGCTGTAAATTGTAAATCCCACATAATCAAACGTGTACTCATCATATCACCTTCATAATCAACTGTTGATTGTACTGAATTTAATATAATTGGCATATCATATTTCTGATTCATTTCAGAAATAAAATTAACTGTTACAGTAAAATCTGGTGTGAAAAAAGGTAATATCTGTTCTAATATTTGTGTACCATCTTCTGTATTTCTTACATAAATTGATAGATTAAAATCAAAATTATATGGTATTGGATTGAATTGTGTTTTAATTGAAGTTGATGTATTAGCTGCAAAATTTCTTATAAGTGTATTTAATTTTCTTGATGTATCGTAAGTCATACTTACCATCTCAAAAGAAATTCGAGGCACAACTATATTTACAGCTTTAGTTAAACTTGGATCAGATGTAATTCGTGTAAGATATTTTTCTTTTGCACCATAAGATAATGGTACTTTAAATATTTCTTTTTTTACTGTGTTATTTAAATTATATCTTTGTAAAAGAATATCGTTAAAAACTGTACCGAAAGCTGTAACAACTTTTCGTATTGTACGATTATAAAAATGTGCGTTACCTAACATTATGCCTCACCAAATGGATTTGTTTCACTAAAGTCTAATATACCATCTGCATCAGCTTCTATTCTTGCGTTGTCATCAATACTTTCAAAGGATGTATTCATTGTTGCAGTATCATCTGATGTTGAAACTGTAAATGTGGCATTTGATGTTTCGCCAATTACATTAGCTGATGTAAACGTGCCTTGTACTCTAATTACATCCATATGTGTATTTGGTACAAAAGTGTGAACAACTGCTTGAACTGATGCGTTAGCAAGTGTTAAGTCACTACTTTGAAATACAGTTTCATTTACACTATATTGGCCTGTGCCATCACCAGATAAACTAATTCTTGTTCTTGGGTAATAATCTTTAATCTTATCATCTATTGTAGGATTACCAGTAAGCACAAGTTCGTTTGAAAAAACAAACTTTCTAAGTTTTAAAGCATAAACATAAACATTTGCACCACGACCACGTCCTAAAGTATAAAACATGGCCTGTTCATTTTCATGTTCTACAAAAGATATTTCAAAAAAAGCATCTGTAAGTGGAACATAAACTAAATCACCTTCTCTTGGTCGATTTATATCCGCTAATTCTCTTACTGTGTGAACAAATCTTCTACGAGATACTAAAAGTGTTATCTCATCTCTTATCTCTAAACCAAATTTAGAAACAAAATCTCCTTCACCTTCAAAACCTTGCACATTTTCAAGATACATTTCAAGAGGAAATGATTGTACATATTGTTTGAGTGTATCTTCACCATAAAGAAAATCAACTACATCACGACTTGTTCTTGGTAAATACAAAGTGTCCATGCCATAAATTTTCATGGACTCAATAAGCAAATCTTCTACAAGAAGTTGCTCATTCGTAACTTGATTTGCTGGAAAAGGATTGAAATATTGATTAGTAGCCATTATTAACCCATATAAATTTCATTAGGTGCTACATTGTAGATTTGCATCTCCTCTTCTAGTTTATCTATTTCAGCTTTCGCTTCTTCTTGTATTCTAGGCCCATCAAGAGTAACACCTCCTGGCATTTGTATGCCTGCAAATTTAGAAAGGTTAGAACCCCATTGATATTTGATTAGAGCTGTTGCGTACCTTTTCAAAAATCTATCGTTCCAAACATCTGAAGAACCTGCAACTGTCATAGAACCATTTGTAACATTAGCTGTTGGTGCATTGACTAAAGTAATAGATGTTGGTGAATTTATTTTTGAAATCTGTAATTCTTCACTTACACCTTGAACTGTATTTGCAATTGTGATAAAATCATTTTCTATTAATTCTTGGTCAAATGTGGTACCAAAACCTGTAAGTGTGTTTGATACGGTATCTACAAATGTTTCAGCGGTTGCAAGACCAGTTACATCAACTGTATCAGGTCTTAGTTGACGATAACATTCTATCACAACATATTCACCTACTTGTATATCAGCGTCCCAAGATATATCTAACATCAATTTATTCATGTGACGATTGAATCTGAATTGTGGTTTACCTGAAAACAACATATTTAATGTTTGTATATGTTGCATTGTAATTTCATAAGACACATAAGAAACAGATGTAAAGTCATACAAGTCATGTAATCTTAATTGGTATCTTAAATCAAACATATTGATTGAAGCATTAGAATCATCAAAAGGAAAAACACCCGTTACAAATATAACAGCTGATGGTGCATATATCCATTTACGATCCATATCAGCTTGAGTGATTTGATGTTTCATAAAGACTTTTTCAACACCATCAAAATGATAGTCATGAAAAAAATCTAAAGCATCATCAACACGATCTTCTAGTTGGTCATCATCAACATTAATTTCAATTACTGGAAAACCCAATCTTCTTAAACAATACTCTTTGAATTGTTGTCTAGTTGATGGTTGTCCTGTTCTTCCTCTAGTATAAGTTGGCATCTTTTATGTCCTTGTAACACCTGGTAATATATTAATGATACCTTCAACTACTCTTGTTTTTTCACCCGTTGCTGTTTTATGAATAAGAACATCATACATATATCGCCCAGCTGTAAGGTTTCCAGTATTCTCTGCGGTCATAGTAAGTGTTATTTGACCAGTTCCGTTACTGGTGATCGTTGCAACAAAATCATTAGCCGTAGCAGAAAATTGGGATTTTCTAATTTGAGAGTTTGCAAGATAACCAAACAGGTTGATGTTTGCACCTGAATTGTCTTTTGCGTGTATGGTATTTGAAAAATTTGCGTATTGCTCTAGAAAGAGCTCAGTATAAGCAGCGATGTCGTTCTCCTGTTTTTCTTCTATTTAGTATAAACAGGAGTTTTTAATTTTAAGTTATGAAATAACCAGTAGATGAAGTAATTTTTAAAATTATAACGCCTGATCCGCCAGCGCCACCTCCTGTGCTTCTATCAGGATTGTTTTCTCCAGATGCGCCTCCGCCTCCGCCTCCACCCCTATTAGTTAAACCTGATTGTGCAAAAAGAACAGCAGGATTAAATCCAGGAGGTGGCATTCCGCTGGCATTGCCTCCTCCGTATGGCCCACCACCAATCCAAGTTCCTGATAAATTAGCTCGACCGGCATAAGGACCACCTCCGCCTCCTCCAGAATAAGCTACATTTGATCCAGAAATTGAAAAGTGTAAACCTATACCACCTTTTGACCCAGTATCACCGGTAGCCTGAGCATCTCCGCCTTCTCCGCCTGCACCACCACCTCCACCACCCGAAAAATTAGGACTACCGGTCCCATTGCCTCCATCACTTCCTTGAGTTGTATTAGAAGATATCGCACCAACACCACCTGGTTGACCCGGACCAAATGGTCCGCAAGCTCCTCCACCAGAACCTCCAGCACCACCGGGTTCATCTTGTGGAGCGGTTGTCACAGTACCTCCACCTCTTCCACCACCAGTAGAAGA